GGGACTAGCGTACGCCAAGCCCATCGAGGGAACTTGCTATATAGCCATAATCCAAGACGGGAATGCTCGAAGCGATACCGCAGCATCGACGGATGATGTCGTTTCGGTTCACGGATCGGGTGACGTGGCTGCTCCGGCAGATCGCCCTTCAGGGCGAACGCACGGAACACTCGACGCTGCATACGGGTCGGCTGCTGTGTCCAGTGAAGGTGGATTGAGATGATCCGGGCATCCTCGTTGAAGTGGGCGATCATGTACACGCGGTCGGATGCCTTGAACTGGGCGATCTGGCTTGGCGTCATGAACTCGGTGTCACCGGCGACCTCGCTGACGGTGAGGAAGTATGCCTCGCATTCGATTCCCTCGACCTGCACGTCGTATGCGTCGCCGTCCCCCGAATTGTATACGGAGCAGATGAGGTCGGGTTCTTTCTCTTCCCGACGTTCCAGCCAGCCGGTAAGGCCGGGGACCGTTGCGGAGATCGGAAAGTCCGGATGCGTCGAGTGCTTCAGCAGTGTCCAGTCTGCTTGCGGTCTGTTGTGCCAGGGCCACCATACGGTGAGCCCGGCCCCGATCAGTGATGCCGCGGCGCCAACCCATGCCGCGATTACCGATCCATCCATAAAAGCTTCTCCTAACCTGGCCGGTCCGCGTCTGGACCACGCGGGCCTTGTAGCCATCCAGTTTAGGAGGGGGCCGGGCGGTTCTCCTAACGCCGCCCGGCGTATTCCTTCATCGGATACGAGAGGAGGTGAACGTCATGGCGGTTGCCGGCGTGGCGCGAGCCACTGATACGAGTCGTGTCCCGTTGGGTGAACGCCTGGCATGGAGCCCGGAACAGGCTGCACAGGTGTATTCGCTCGACGTGCGCGGCGTGCGCCGTGCCATACACGATGGCGATCTGGACAGTTTCCGCGCGCCGAACCGTGACGGCAAGCCCGGCAGGCGCCGGGTCAGCCGAGCGGCGATGGAACGGTGGATCAAAAGCATGGAGGAATAGGCGATGAGGCATCGCAAGACACCGTCCCCGTTGACGGTGAGGCAGCGGCAGCAGAAGCTCGCGTTCTGCCTGATCGCCGGCGCCCCATAAGGGGTACGGCGGCCGGAGCGGAATCGTTGTCGAAATGGTGTGTGGCGGATTCCGTTCCGGTGTGCCGGGTTCGACTCCCGGTGCCGGCCCGAAAGGAGCCCGTATGGCTTTAAACAAGAACTGGAAGGAGGTCATTGTGACCGACGATGACCTGAAACGTCTGGATACGCCGTATCGTGACCTGTCCATGGATGACCGGGCGAAGGCGTTGTCCAGGGTGCAGAAGGATTACGGCGACACGGTCCTGACCGTGGTCACCCAACTGCTTTCGACGGATGTGTCGCTGACGATGCGCGAGGCGGTGATGAAGGAGACCGGCTCGTGGCCGCAATGGCCCGAGCCGAAGAAGCGTCGCGGCCGCAGCGTCAAATCCGGTACGGTTCCGTCCGCGACGCCGACCGTGGAGCAGCCGAAGGTGGAGAAGCCCGAACCGTCCATGGCGGCCGAAACGGAGACGTGCGGCGATCTGGGCAACCTGACGCGGGACGAATTTGTGGATCGTGGGGTGAAGCTCTGCGATCAGGCGTACGTCGCCGCTGTCGGCATCATCAGGCTCGGTTATCTGACTCATCAGCCGGCGCTGGTCGACATGGCCGCGGGCGTGGTCAGCAATGCGGCAGCCTGCCGGTCCTGCGTGGAGCGCAACGGGAAGGTGCTGACCGATGGCCGGTGAGACGGAGTTGACGATCGTCGGCAATCTGACCGCCGACCCCGAACTGCGTTCGGTTTCCACCGGCGCGTCCGTGTGCAATTTCACGATCGCCGCCACCCCGCGGACGTTCAACCGTCAGTCGGGACAGTGGGAGGACGGCCAGGCGTTGTTCATGCGCTGCACCGCGTGGCGCGAGCTCGCCGAACACATCAGCCGTAGCCTGGCCAAGGGCATGCGCGTCATCGCCCACGGCGTGCTCTCACAGGAGACCTTCCAGGCGAACGACGGGACGAACCGCACGATCGTGAAGCTCACGGTCGACGAGATCGGCCCCTCGCTGCGGTACGCGACGGCGGCCGTGGCCAAGCAGCCGTCCGTGCGCGGCTTCCAAGGCAATCAGGGCGGCCAAAACGGGTATTCGGGTGGCGCCACGTTCGGTGGCTCCGCTTGGCAGGAGGCATCCCAGTCGAGTCCGGTGGAGCCGGCCATCGGCGGGCCTCACGACCCGTGGGCCGCCGACGCTGACGCGTCTTCCGTCGGCCCGGACGATGAGCCGGAATTCTAAGGAGGGGATTGTGGGTGGTCTTATCGACAGCGTCAATAGGACGATCAGCGAGACGTGCCTGTGGTGCCATGCGCATCCTGGCGAATGGCGTTCGTGGCCGATCGCGTATTCGTCGGAGCGTGCGGCGCGTGAGGATATGGAGCGCTTCCAGTACAACGAGGTGGACTGTTGGCGGTGCGACCCCATGGCGTTCCGGTATCGGCGTGCGCATTCCACGTTCTTGGACTCGGATGGCCGTTACAGGGTGCTGGTGATGCTCCTATGGTCATGAACGTTTTTGACTCGCATCTGGACGCGGATTTCTGCCGTGAGATGGGCGAGCAGCTCCTGACGGTGGACGTGCCCAAGTCGCTCCTGCTGAAGAGCAACGGCAGCCAGGGCAATGTGTACCGGAACAATCAGCGGGCGATGGAGCTGCACCGGATCGGCCTGATCACGGCCCGCAGCGGGTTGAACTCCGGGGCCTTGCGTACGGCGGGCCGTCTGGTGGACCTGCTGTGCGTGATCTCGTATCCGAAGAACTTGCATCGCGTGGATCCGCCGAACATGTGGCCCACGTGCAAGCCGGTCATCGACGGCATGACCGAGGCGGGCCTGTGGATCGACGACGATTCGTCGCATATCCGCCGCACCAGCTTTCAGCAGGACCCCACGCCAACGGGCACGCAGGGGTTGTGGCGGATCACCTTCCACATCATCCCAATACAGACAGAAGGAGACCAGGAATGAACGACCATCTGACCATGACCAGGCAGCAGTTCGGCGACGCCGTGTACACCGCCGTCCTCAAGCATTCCAGGACGCGCGTGGGCGGGCATCTGATCCCCTACGGTGAGTTGGCCGGCGAGCATGGCGCCATCCAGTACGCGTGGGACAGCCTCGCACGGCATAGCGAAAGCGGGCGACGATGACACGGCTCACACCACTCATGAGGGACCGACTCGCGTACATCCGCGAGAACCCCAACGCCTACCCGTGTGACGGCAACGACAATCGCACCTTCCAGGCCCTGGCACGCCACGGGCTGATCCAACCCGAAACATTCGGCTGGAGCGTCACCGACAAAGGCGCCGCGCTCGCCGACGAACTGCTGAACGGAGGGGAATCATGAGCCTGCAGGCGATGAACTGGGTCTTGTACGACATCGACCCGGACGAGCTGGAACAATCCGAGTTCCGTATCCTGCTGGTGATGGCCGATCATGCGGACACCGAGGGGTGCGGCGTGTGGCTTGGCGCGGCGAAGATCTCGAAGCTGAGCCGGTTGAGCCTCAGGCAGGTGCGGTACGCGCTACGGCATCTGCAGGACAAGGGCATCATCCGCAGGGGAGACCAGAGGCTGGTCAAGCACCTGCCCGGCAACAAACGTCCCGTGGTGTATGACCTGGTCATGGACGAGGACAGGGGTGCAACCATTGCACCCCAAGACCCGGAACCAGCCCACAGGGGTGCAATGGTTGCACACCAAACCGAGGAACAGGGGTGCAACGTGACTGCACCCCGAAAAGACTCCTTGGGGTGCAACAGCGGTGCAACAGGGGTGCAATCTGGGGTGCAACATGATTGCACACAAACCCAATATAAGGAAGAACCATATAAACCGAGAGAGTACGCGCACGCGCGCGAGACCCAAAACCAACCCACAGACCGCACCCAGACGCTCGCCGACTGGAAACCGAACCTCGACCACCACGACCTCGCCTACGATCTCAAGCTCGACGTGGACTACGAAGCATCGAAGTTCCGGGACAAAGCGCTCGCCAACGACGCGATCCCCGCGAACATCGACGCAGCGTTCGACCTGTGGCTCAAACGCGGGGCCGAGCTCGGGCTCGGCGGCAGGGAGACCCCGAAAGCGAAGACCTGCCAGCACACGTGGGCATGCAGGCACACCCAGGCGATCCTCGACAGGGGCGGCATCAGCCACGACGACGCCGACACCGCCGGACGCGTCGCCCAACGGCTCAAACGCGGCGACGATCCGGAGACGATCGTGGACGACCTGCTCGAACTGCGCGACCACGAATGGTGGGAGGCGGCATGAGCGAGTACACGATCACGATGACCGTCCAAGCCGACAAGGACGGCGGCGTGAACATCGGCCGCATCGAGCGGATCCTGCGCGCAGCCGGTCTGGACGCGAGGGTGGGCCGTCAGGTGTTCCAGGGCACGCCGCTCCTGCATGCGGGCAAGCCACGGATCGTGGTGGACTGCTCCTGCTGCGACGACACGGACTGCGACTGCCCATGCTCCACGGACGAGAACTGCCGCCGCTACGAATTCCACTGCCATGCCTACGACTGCGACAACGATCAGACCGTCATCCGCGACCCAGACACCGGCGAACCCGTGGACGGCTACGAGCATGCGCTCGCCGTCCTGGTGGAGGACTTCGGCTGGCAGATCGGCGACAAGGGCGTACAGCGCGGCAGGACCTACTGTCCCAAGCATCGCATCGAGGAGGCGCTATGAGCCAGCCGAGCCGATTGACCTGCCAGCTCGTGGACCTGCGCGACGAATCCTCCTGCGTGCGCTGCGGCAAATACCTGATCGGGAATCCGGCGTCCAGGCACCACCGGAAACGGCGCTCGCAGGCGAGCCGGGCGGAGGTGCATTCGCCGGCGAATCTCATTGACCTGTGCGGCACCGGCACGACCGGCTGTCATGGGTGGGTGCACGCCCATCCGGAGGAGGCGCGCGAGTACGGGTGGCTGCTCCGCTCCACCGAAAACCCGAAGAAGACGCCGATGCTCCACGCCTTGTATGGGTGGGTGCTCCTGGACGACCAAGGGCACGTGGAAATCATCGAAACCAACGAAAGGAAGGCACTGATATGACAAGCAATAAGCCGGACATGCTGCTATGGCTGGACGTGGAGACCACCGCGTTGGAGCCGTGCGACGGGCAGCTTCTGGAGGTCGGTATGGTCCTGACCGACATGCGGGGCGAGCGGCTCACAGGACTCGACGTCCACAAGGGGTGGAGGTGGGTGATCCGCTGGGATTCCATCCGTCTGGCGCCGGCGACCTCGTACGCGATAAGCGAACTGCACGCGAAGAACGGTCTTATCGACGACGTGTTCGGCGGGAACAGCGTCCCTGCTAGCAGTGTGGCCGAGGAGATGTTCAACGTGATCAACGGCCTGGCCGACCGTTACACGCTGCATCCGGCCGGCACGAACGTCGATTTCGACATCAAATGGATCAGGACGGGGCTCGGACTCCAGCTCACCAACCTCCACTACAGGCGCCTGGACTTGACCACGCTCCGTTTCCTCATGCAGCAGATCACACTCGGCGCCTACTTCGCTCCCGCCACCGACCACAGGGTCACGACCTGCCTCAACCGCGACATCAAGGAATACAAGACCATCCTTGACAGGATCACCGCGCTCGCAGAAGGAGCTGCGAAATGAGTGTTACTGCAAGGGAAATCACGTGGAATGAGTTCCTTGACCGTATCCGCGAACAGTCCGAGCACATCCATGAGACCGACGCCGAGGAACGCCGGCTCATCGACCCGCTCATGCTGCTCATGGACATCAGGGAGATGCCGGGCTGCTATCCCACCGACGAGAACCGTCACGTCTTCGCATGGCTCGAAGAACACGGTCTCATCAGCGACGAATCCACCAACGGCTACGTCTGCATCAGGCAAGGTGTGGCGCTCGCCGACTATCTCATCGAAAAGGAGGACGCATATGAGCGTCAGCAGCGGCGCGACCATATGGACGATCACCTGCGACCGCCAACACTGCACGAATGAGATCGCCATCGCGGCATCATCCTGCTCGCAGGCGCTTCTTGATGCCGAGCAAAACGGGTGGCAAACACGTTATGACGGCACCGCATTCTGCCCAAACCACACACTCCAGAAAGGACACCAGAAATGAGAAAGACAATAGCGCTCGCCACCACCGCAATCATCACGCTGGCGCTCGCCGCCTGCGGCACCGCAGTCCGGGACTATGACGGCAGCGCCAAGGCCGATTGCGTCAATCTTGGATCCTTGGCATCGGGATCCACCGTCTACGACTGCCAGGCCACGCTCCGGGACACGCGCCGCGTCAACTGCATCGTGGTGGGCGAGTCCGCCATCGACTGCGACTGGTCGCATGTGGACGGCGCCGACAACCTATGACCGGGGAAAACAGCATCGCGCTCGCCGACTGGAGCGGGTTCATCGCCGATTGCAGGACTCCGGGCGTGGAGGCGTTGGATCCGTGGGAGCGGTCGGCGCGGAGTCGTCGGCTGGCGGCCGAACAGCGGGAGCTTGACAGGGAGCGTGCCAGGGAACGGCGTCGCAGGTATCGGCTCAGACATCCGGATCGGGTGATGGAGTCGGATCGGAGATATCGGGAGTCGCATCGCGATCAGCGTGCCGAGTACATGAAGGCGTGGCAGAAGCGGAATCCGGAGAAGAACCGTGAATCCTCGCGGAGATACCGGGAACGATTGAAGGAAAGGAAGATGAATGGTCAGCAAGGCGAAGGCCGAGATGATCCTGAAATGGCATAAGGACGGCTACGAGGTGGGCGAGATCTCCAGATTGCTGAAGATCGGCGAGGAGGAGTGCCGGAGCATCATCCTGCACCCGGAACTGGCCGAGACCGCGCCGAAGCCGAAATACGGGCCGGAGTTCATCGAACCGATGTTCGAATAAACGTCGAGACCCGTCCACGCTCAGCAAGGATCCGTGGGCGGCCGACACGGAAAGGACCCTCATATGAGCATCGACATCATTGCAAAGGCGTTAAGCTCGCTGCAGGCCGAAGGCAGCGTCAGCAAGATCCCCGCCGAAGCGTACACGCTCGGCTACCAACGCGGATGGGACAACGCGCTCGCGCTCGCCATCCGCGTCGAGCAGGCCATCAACAACGATGACAATGGATTGTTCTCGGACAGGATGCCGGCATGAGCATCGACTGGCAGAACGATCCGGAACTGGCCGACCTGGTGCGCCGTGCCCGCAACGGGGAGCGCGTCGTGGAGGACTCCGATCGAGAGGCGGACAGGCGTGAAGCGCAGAAGGCACGGAATCGTGAGGCGTCGCGTCTGTGTCATGCGAGGCGTCGCGCACGGCTGAAGGCCATGAAGAATGAGAGAATAGGCGAATAGAGGGAAACCCCGGCATTCCTTCGAACACCAGGGCTCCGCGTGGCTACGGACCCGGATTGTAGACGAAGGAGTTGGGAATGTCAGTCACCGTATGTCAGATCTGCGATACGCCCATCGATGACGGGTACACGCTGTGCCCCGCGTGCGAGCTCGACTTCGCGCTCCTGCTCGACCAGTACGTGCCGTGGACGCACGCGCTCGAAGCCTCGCTGGACGCCACATTGCATCCCGGAGGCCACCAGCCAACTAGGATCATCACTCCGACGGCGCCGACCCCGCTTCGCCTGGACGTGCTCGACCATCTCGACCTGCTCGCCAGCATCGCCCAGGGACTATGGCGCAGACTGACCGGCGTGAACATTCTCAAATGGCAGCGCGACCTGTGCCCGGACATCATCGGGTGCCTCACCGACGCCGCCATGCACTCCAACCTCGCCAAGATTCCCGACATCGGCATGTACGTCAGCCAATTCCAGAGGCTCAAACCCAAGACGCTGGCAATCATCGACCCGCCCGACCGTGCGACGCCCCTCGGCCAATGCCTGACCTGCGGTCTCACCATCACCGCCACACGGGACGCCGAAACCGTCACCTGCCCCGTCTGCGGCAGGGAGCAGACGGCGAGCGCCGTGCGCCTGGATCTTCTGGAGCGCAGCATCCGCAGCGGCAAGGCGTTTACGGCGGGGGAGTGCGCGCGACTATTGCGCGGTGCGGGCTATCGTGTCAGTGTCGATACGGTCTACTCGTGGAAGCACCGTGGCCTGATTGACCCGAGCGGGCGTAACGACAAGGGGCAGCCGGTCTACCGGCTGCGCGACGTCGCCGCCAGACTCGGCCATGACACGCCGGACGACTGACGTTTTTGGAAGTGCAAGGCACAATTGCCAGTGGATTAGAGGGTCTGAATCATGGCGTGAGGCATGTTCGGGCCCTCGATTCATATCCGATGGATGGTTGGCGGAGCAGTCGAACGCACCCGCTTGCTAGGCGGGAGACCTTGACGGGTCCGCAGGTGCGAATCCTGCACCATCCGCTCCATAGCGCGTGGCGGTAGACTTGGCCTATGGCATCAAGAATCTGCTGGCACTGCTCTAACCAATCGCATATGACCCTACAAGGCCGAGCGTCCATCGTCCCTTATGGCGGGGACGGATCTTCGACATGGTTTGCCATGTACACGTGCGACGAATGTGGGTTCGCCTCTCTCGGGCGAATCGAAGTGAATGACATAGAGCATCTGATGGTCGCATATGCGAACAGGCCTAATGCTCGATATGTCGACAGTGACCGTACCTTCGAGAATCTTCGTGAGTCCGTTGGATGGTATGCGAACGGGCCGGACGCTGATGTGGACTGGTATCCGGTGAAGGGGATGGGGAAGGAGTATGAGGACGTGCCTACGGACATTGCTTCAGCGGCTTCCGAAGCTTATTCGTGCTTCTTTATTAACGCGAATCGTGCCGCGGTATTGCTTGCGAGAACGACCATTGAGGCTATCGCCAAAGATAAGGGCATTACCAAAGGTTATTTGTCCGATAAAATCGATGAGATGGCCAAACAAGGCATTGTCACGGATCAGCTTCGTGATGAAGCCCACGAGATAAGGCATCTCGGCAATGACATGGCTCATGGGGATTTAAACGTGGAAGTCAACGAGGAGGATGCCGAGGATATTCTCGGTTTTCTTGATTCGGTGATCGACTATGTCTATCAGCAGCCGATGGCGATCGAGAAACGTAAACGGCTGCGTGAGGCACGAAAACGCAGAAGTAAATCCTGATAACGGCCCCGCCTTGTTGCGGGGCTTTCGCATGTCAAGGGGAGGTGCATGATGCCGCCCACCATCACACTCAAGATCACGGACAACGCGGACCGCCCGTTGGCCAGCATGGAGGTGCCCGTCCCGTTGAGCGGGGAGCCGGGCGAGTGCGCCATATTCGACGCCGAACGATTCGAACTATTGCTCGACAAGGGTTGCATAGCGTTCCGCAAGGTGTTCGACGATGGCGTCAAGGAGTAACCCGCGCCGGAGCAACGGGCATCGCAGGGACATGCTGCGCAGGCGCGTGCTCGCCGCCTACGATGTGTGCGCCATCTGCGGCAAGCCCGTAGACAAGACATTGAGATCACCGCATCCCATGAGCGCGGAGGTGGACGAGCTCATCCCCGTCTCGCGTGGCGGCGACCCGCTGAGCTTCAATAACTGCCGGCTCACGCACCGGCGGTGCAACCGGTTGAAGAGCGACAAGAGCGACGAGTACGCGAGAAGACAACTGGAAGGAAAGACTGTGTCGCCCGCGCGGGCGCTGCCGTTCGCGACGGTCGGCCTCGACTGACACGACACGCCCGGAATGCACGGGGAGGGTCCCCGGCAGGCCCCGAAACGGCCACCTCGGGTGCAGGGCCGATATCCCCCCACGGGTTGAAATGGGTGAAACGGGTAACGGGTGAAAGGCGGGTGGGTGATGCGCTGCGAGATCTGCGGCGGAGAATTCCGCCCCTCCGGCCATGGAAAGCGCCAACGTTACTGTTCGGAGTCCTGCCGGAACAAGGCCAAGTACCGGCGCCGCAAAAACGGAGTGGCGTCCACTCACAGGACGAAGCCGGAACCCGCTCCGGTGGAGCTTGGCCGGCGTGAATTCGAGCGGATGATGGACGACAGTCTGGAGGACGTGCTGCGCATGAACCGCGACCGGCTCAAGGCCGTGTTGCAGGACCCGTCCACGCCGGCGAACGCGCTGCCGGGCATCAGCCGGCAGCTGATCGACGTGTGCGAGCGGCTGCAGGGCATGAGCGGGCAGGGAGGCCTGTTCGACGACGAGAGCATGGAGGCGGTCGAGGATGTCGGAGCGTCGATTGTCTGAGCTCGCCCGGCATCTGGTCGTCCCCGACGGCATCGTGGGCAGCGATTTCAACCTGGTCAATCGTGCGGCTGCGCGGATCGGCATCCGGTACGACATGTGGCAGCAGGGGTTCCTGTACCTGCTGCTCGCCAGGAAGGCGGACGGAAGGTACGCTTGCGGCACTGCGGGCGGCGTGGTCTCCTCCTGCCGGCAGATCGGCAAGACGTTCACCGTGGGCAGCGCCATCCTGCTGCTTGCCGCGGCAAGACCGTTGAAGGTGATCTGGACCGCGCACCACACGCGCACGTCCGACGAGACGTTCGCGAGCCTGTGCTCGCTGGCGGAGCGGCCGAAGCTCAAGCCGTACGTGGCGGGCATCCGCCGCGCCAACGGCCAGCAGGAGATCCGTCTCGGCAATGGGTCGCGCATCATGTTCGGTGCCAGGGAGAGCGGGTTCGGCCGAGGCCTGACCGGCGTGGACATGGAGATCTTCGACGAGGCGCAGATCCTGACCGTGCGCGCCTTGTCGAACCTCGTGCCGATCACCAACACGAGCCCGAACCCGCTGATCGTGTTCATGGGCAACCCGCCCAAGCCCGGCGACCCGTCGGACGCGTTCGAGGAGAAACGCACGCGCGCCCTGTCGGCGGGCGGCGTGCTGTACGTCGAGTTCTCCGCCGACAGGGACGCCGACCCCGACGACCGCGCACAGTGGGCCAAGGCGAACCCCTCGTACCCGGAACGCACCGACGAGGACGCGATCCTCAGGATGCGCGAGAACCTGCCGACGGACGCGTTCCGCCGCGAGGCCCTGGGCATCTGGGACGAGACCGCGACAAGCGTGGCCATCGACCCCGCCAAATGGGCGTCCGTGGAATCCATGCCGGAAAACCTGCCGGACGGCGGCACGTTGAACTTCGGCTTGGATATGCCGCCCGACCGCAGCGTGCTGACCATCGGATGCGCGATCCGCTACCCGGACGGGCGGGCGCTCGTCCAGATGGCCGATATCAAGGACGCGCGCCACGACGGCCTGCAGTGGGCGGTGGACTGGCTGGCCGAACGCTGGCTGAAAACGGCGAGCGTGGTCATCGACTCCCAGTCGCCGGCCACGAGCCTGCTGCCCGACCTCAAACGGGCGCACGTCAGGGCCACGGTGACCGGCATGAACGAGATGGGCCGCGCATGCGGCCGGTTCATGGACATGCTCAACGACAAAACACTCATCCACCTGCCCGACACGATGCAACCCCAACTGGCGGCCGCCGTCAAGGGCGCGACCATCCGCCCGATCGGCCGATCGGGCGCGTTCAGCTGGAACAAGCTCGGCTCCGACGTGGACATCAGCCCGCTGGTCGCCTGCACGCTCGCCCTCTGGGGCGCATGCACGACAAAACGACACCCCGGACGCAAACAGGAGGTGATGTTCTGATGGTGCTCTACCTCGCCGACGGCACCCCGGTGTCCAGCGCTCCGAAGATCACCGGCAGCAGCTGGCTGGACACCGGATCGGCCAGCATAGGCGCCATCGGAGGCGTCGACGCCGTGGACATGCCCGTCATCCGCGAGCTGCTGAAGGTGTGGCGCGACAAATACCCGCGCAACGCGATCCGCGGAGCCTACTACGACTGCAAGGAACGGTTCAAGGACTTCGGCATCAGCATCCCCGACCGCATCAAAAGCAAGGTCGAGGCGATGATCGGATGGCCCGAACTGGCCGTACGAAGCCTGTCCGACCTGTCCGACCTGCAGGGGTTCAGCGTCACGGGCGACGACACACTCGGCATCAACGAGCTGTTCGACGACAACATGCTCGACGTGACCGCGGGCGAGGCCATCGTCAGCGCGTACAAGCATTCCTGCAGCTTCCTGACCGTGGCCGCGGACCCGGAGCACACCGACCGCATCCAGATCATCCCCAGATCCGCCGACTGGTCGGCCGGAATCTGGGACCGGGCGCGCCACCGTCTCGCAGCAGCCCTGACCATCACCCAATCCGACGACGACGGAAGAATCTGCGGATTCAACGTATGGCTACCCGGCCGCAACTACGTGTGTTCCGCACGAATGGGCAAATGGCAGGCCGAACGGTATGACACGGAATTCGACCAGCCCACGGTGGTCTCGCTGGCCTACGACAGGCAGATGGACAGGCCATTCGGCCATTCGCGCATCAGCCGGAGCCTGATGAGCCTGGTCGACGCCGGCTTCCGCACCGTCGTCCGCATGGAAGCCAGCGCCGAATTCTACAGCGTGCCTAAACTGTGGTTCCTGGGCGCGAACAAGGACGCGTTCAGCACGAACACGTGGACCAGCCTCATCCAGGCGATCAACGCGATCAGCGCCGACGATGACGGCAACATCCCGCAGATCCACCAGGTGCAGCAGGCCAGCATGACCCCGCACAGCGACATGCTCAAGACCATGGCCATGCTCGTCGCCTCGCAGACACGGGTACCGGTCGACTACCTGGGCATCACCCTGGACAACCCGACCAGCGCCGAGGCCATGGCCAGCGCGGAACGACGGCTCACCCGCATCGCCGACCGCCAGAACGTCAGCTTCGGCCGCGAGATCAAACGCGCCATGGGCATCGCCTGCGCCCTACGCGAGGGACAACACGAGATCCCCGACGCCATGCGCGACGTCTACCCCGTGTGGGCGCCCACCAGAGAGATCAGCGACGCCGCCCGTGCCGACGCGTTCACCAAGATCGCCGACAAGGTCACTGGATACGCCGACAGCGACGTGGGCCTCGAACGCCTGGGACTGAGCCACGAGGAGATCGTCCGGCTGAAGGCCGACCAGCAAAGGCAGCGCTCGCAGCGCCACATCGACCAGCTGATCGACAGCGTGACCGGATCCGGAAAGGACGTTGCCGATGGCGGAGAAGGAACGGCCCAGGGCGAATGATCTGCTGAAGGCGGCGCTTGAAAAGGCGGAGAACGACTACGAGACCAATCTCGACAACCTCATCGACGCCGCCACGCAGGCCATCGAGGACGCATACGATCCGGAAACCGGATCATGGCGAGCCGGACGGGATCCGCGAGACATCATCCGGGAGTTCACCAGGGACGCCGGGGAGCTTGCCAACAGCTACTACGACGTGCAGCGGGGATTGTGGGAACGGTACGCCGGCCTCAGCCTGCCGGAGTTCGACCACGCCGACCCCGTGGAGGCCGACCGTGTCCTGTGGCAGCAGATGAAGGGGTTCTCCAACACCGACTTCAACGGCCTGACCTACAAGCAGGTCATGGCGGGCCAGTCCAGGGCCGGCCTGACCATCGAGGACCTGTGGCCCGACCTGTCGAACCCGGACGACGTGCAGCAGCTCATCGCCGACATGATCATGACCTCCACCAGGCTGACCACGCAGCGCAACCTGCGCACCGACCCCAGCGAGCCGAGATGGGCGCGCTTCTGCCACGGCGCGAAACCATGCGCGTTCTGCGTCATGCTCGCCAGCCGAGGATACGAATACCTGAGCAAGGAGACCGCCCAGCTCGGAGGCGGATTCCACGACGGCCACTGCCACTGCACGGTGGGCGTCAGCTGGGGAGCCGACAAGACGATTCTCGACAAACAGCGCGGATGGAAGGACATGTACAAGGCAGCCGTCGCCGAGGCCGGCGACGACCGCGACACCAACGCGGTCATGGTCGCCATGAACCACCTGTACCCCGACAAGCTGAGAGGAGGGGTCTACGAGCTCAGCCGTCCATGGCCCGAAGACGTGGTCCACGTCAGCGGAAGATTGTGGCGGCACATCATCGACGGCGATCCCACCGGCAAGGGCGGCCACGCGGCATGGGCCACCATCGAAGACAAAACCCATTTCCCCGACGATTGGGACGTGGAGAAGATAAAATGGGCCGTGAACGAGACCATAGCCTCACCCGACACCGACGAGCCGGGGGCACGGCCGATGAGCCGGCAGATGACCAAGACCATCGAAGGCGTGAAGGTGCTCGTGAAACTGACCCGCAGGAAGAACGGATGGCGCGTCAGCACCGCGTTCCCGGACGTAGCCGACAAGAGAGGGGTGAACACCTGATGGACATGCAGCGCCGATACCGTGACATGGCCGACAGGCTCAAACCCCTTGCATGGGACCATCTGACCGCCAACCAGCAGGCCATGGTCGACGCGTGCCTGAGGGCGGGGGAGCCCTACGAGGCCATGCTCGACCTGCTATGGGTCGCGGGCGTCAACGGTGCTGACAGGAACATCGTCGCCGACGCCGTGGCGCTGCTCGACGACGAGGACAAGGACGAATTCATGAAACTGCTCGAATAAGCGGTTCATGCTTATGCATCAAAAGCCATCACGGCATCGCCGTGGTGGCTTTTCTTATGCCCGGAAACGGGCGCGCCTTTTTTCGGCGGCCCATGCCGTCCGGCGACCCTCGCCGCACGAGGGGAGAACGGGAACCGTACCGTGGCGGCCCGTGGCAACTCCACACACGGGACCAGAAAGGCATAGCAGATGTTCATGCACGCATGGAACCACAGCAACCGCATCCGCCTCATCGACGGGGGAGTGCCGGGCGGAGGCTCCGGCGAGGGCGATCCGAAGACGTTCACCCAGGAGCAGGTCGACGCGATCGTCGAATCCCGTCTCGCCAAGGAACGCGGCAAATACAAGGACTACGAGGAACTCAAGGCCAAGGCCCTGAAGTTCGACGAGGCCGAGAACGCCGGCAAGAGCGAGGTCGAGAAGCTCCGCGAGGAGAACGCCGCCCTGCAGAAGCGGATCGACGACGCCGCGGCCGAAAAGCAGCACGTCGAATGGGTCGAGGAGGTCTCCAAGTCCAAGAACGTGCCCGCCGGCCTGCTGCGCGGCTCCACGCGCGAGGAGCTGGAGGCCCACGCCGACCTGCTGTCCGCCGCCCTGCACCCCAAGTCCAAGGCATCACCGATGCCCAACCAGACAGCTACCCCGAACAACCCCAAGACCGAGGACTCCGACGCGAGCCTGCGCTCCTACGTGGGCCAGCTGTTCGGACGAAACGAATAACCGAAAGGACCAATCATCATGGCAATGGACACCACCAAGATCAGACTGCCCCACGAAGTGGCCACCGTCATCACCAAGAAGGCCAAGGACACCAGCACCATCGCCGCGCTCAGCACGGCCGAACCCCAGCTGTTCCTCGACAAGGACTACATGGTGTTCAACGGCAGCAGCGAGGCCGAGGTCGTGGCCGAGGGCGCGCAGAAGAGCAGCTACGAGGAGACCCTCACCCCGGTGGTCGGTAAACGCTTCAAGGTCGTCACCACCACGCGCGTCACCTCGGAGCTCAAGTGGGCCGACGAGGACAACCAGATGCAGATCGTCAAGAGCATCCAGGACGACCAGGCCAAGGCATTGGGTCGCGTGCTCGACTACGTGGTCTACCACGCGTTCAACCCCAAGCCCAAGACCACGCTCGACGGGTTCACCGCCCTGTCCGCGTCCGCCGTGCAGGTCACGTCCTCAGGCGACGAAGTGGCCGACATCGACGCGCTGGCCGAGGCCGTGTCCGACGAATACGACATCAACGGCATCGCCATGAGCAAGACATGGGCCGCTCAGCTGCGCAAGCTGCGCGTGCCGTCCACCGGCATGCGCCTGTACCCGGAGATCCCGATCAACCTGCAGGTCGGCAACCTCGACGGCATCCCCGCCGCCACCAGCGGCACCGTCAACGGCCGGCTGATCACCCCGGACACCAAGGTGCTCGCGTTCCTGGGCGATTTCAGCCTGATCAAGTGGGGCATGGTGCGCGACATCACCAGCGAGATCATCGAGTACGGCGATCCGGACAACACCGGCAAGGACCTGAAGGGCTACAACCAGATCGCCTACCGCACCGAGGCGCTCTACTCGTACGCGATCCTCGACCCCAAGGGCATCGCCGTGCTCAAGGCGGGTGAATGACCGTGGCGTACCCGTCCCAGACCCTCATCGTCCAGAAGCCCGGCAAAAAGAAGAAGCCCGGCCCGTTGAGCATGCCCGTCGAACTCGTCAACCCAGACGGCAGCCCGTTCACCGGCGGCGGCGACTCCGCGATCACGTCCGTGCAGGTCACCGTCGACGACAATACCGGCACCCCGTCCTGCACCGGCAGCGTCCAGGACGGCGTCCTGAAACTCGCCTTCAAAAACCTCAAAGGCACCGCAGGCGCAGCCGGAGCCAAGGGGGACAAAGGCGACAAGGGAGACACCGGCCCAGCGGGGCCCGCCGGCGCCGACGGCACGAGCTTCACCCCGTGCGCGGCCGTGCCGGACGTGAGCGGCGAGGACGCGGCCGCCGCGATCGCGACGGTCAACGCGCTGCTCGCCAGCCTGCGCGCGGGCGGCGTGCTCAACGCGAGCTGACCGAAGGGAGGCGTGACATGACGGACGACGAGAAACCGCCGGAGCCTCCCTTCGCCACCACCGAGGATCTGGAAGCCCGATGGCATCCGCTCACCGAGTCCGAAACATCGAAGGCGCGGACGCTCCTGGATGACGCGTCGGACAAGATCATGAGCGAATGCCCCGACTGGCGCAGGCTCCGTCCGGCCACGCTCCGCCGCGTCTGCTGCGCGATGGTCAGACGCGCCATGACCGCCGACGCGACGGGGATACCGGACGGCGCCACCCAGTTCAGCCAGACCACCGGATCGTTCACCGACTCGGTCACCCTGGCGAACCCCAACGGCGACCTCTATCTCACCTCGGGCGAACGCCGCGACCTCGGCATCGGCCGGCAGCACGCCTTCTCGATCGACATGAGCAGCGGGGAGGTGCACGCATGATCCCGTCGGACTACGAGACCGTCGACGTCAAACGCGCCACGGTCACATTGGAGGATGGCGTGCGCACGCCCGGCGAGCCCGTGCACGTGGGCTCGCTGGGCATGCTGGTCGCTCCCGGCTCCTACGAGCGGGAGGACGAGGTCGGACGCCGCACGGTCACGTTCGGCGCCGACCTGTACCGGCGCGGGCAGCTTCCATTCGACATCCACACGGGCGACCTGCTGCTCGTGCGCGGACGCCTGCTGACAGTCACCAGGACCCCGGAGGAATGGCGGCGCGGCGACCGCGTCATCGGCGTCCAACTGCACGCCGAAGAGGGGAGGGCCACGCTATGAGATTCGCCAGGTTCGTCTTGAACCGCAGGAACGTGCAATCCCAGCTGCTGCGCAACCCGCAATTGCTCGACGAGGTGCAGTACCAGGTCGAGGGCATGGCGCAGGTGCCTCCGAGCATCACCGTGTACCGCAACGACGACGGCGACCGCGGCAACGTGGTCGCCACCGCGCCCATGAGCGTCGAACAGGCGCACGGCGTCCTGTCGAAGATCCTCGCCGGGGTGAAGCTATGATGCCGCATCTGATCGGCCTCGACCCGTCCGACATGCTGTACAAGGGGCTGTCAGCCGTCTTTCCGGAGGTCGCGTTCGGCTGGGACATGCCCGAGGGCGACGGGCCCAAGTGCCTCATGGTGGTGGATCCGGGCCGGTATCCGACCCCGGTCACCCAATCCATGACCCTCCGCCTGACCGTCGTCGACCGCCATGCTGACGGCAGCGGCGACTGGGCGGCGGCATGCGCCCTGACCCGCCGCATCCACCGGTGGCTGCTCCAACATGCCACCAATCATCCATTGTGCGCCGCGGAGGTCCAGTCCGGACCGTTGCGCACGTACGACGACCGGCTGGGTTGCGAGACCGCGTACAGCACGGTTCTGCTGACCGTCACAGCCACATCCACTATGTAAAGGAGCCAACATGGCAGAAGAAGAGACCACCACAGGCGTGAATCAGGGCGCCGGCAAGACCACGACCGTGCGCGCCGCCGCGGTCACGCCGAGCAACGGACTGGAGGCCAGCCTCATGGCCGCGGGAGCCACCGGCCTGGAGTTCGTCGGCAACGGCAACAACGCCGGCCTCGTCAGCCTGATCAAGGAGGCCGCGATCTTCAAGTACGACGTGGACGCCGAGGGCGTGGGCACGCTCGGCCCCGAATGGAAGCCCGGCAGCGGCAAGCAGCCGCTCGGCTACTTCTCGGAGGACGGCATCACCATCCATCCGGAGGCGGGCGACGACAACGACTTCACCGCGCACAACGGCGACACCGTCGTGTCCATGGCGTCGGGCGGCTATTGGACGGTCCAGTTCGCCGCCCTGGAAGGCAAGAAGGAGGTCATCGAGACCTACTTCGACACCACCGTCCAGTCGGATGGCAGCATCACCGTCGACACGGGCGACATCAAGAAGTACGCGCAGTACGTGATCGCCGGCCTGACCCAGTCGGAGAAGCTCATCCTCCTGCACATCCCCAAGGCCAAAGTCAGCGAACGCGACGACATCGCCTGGACCATCAGCGACCTGCAGAACTTCAACATGACCCTGCGCATGTTCAAGGGCGGCACCACGGCGCCGTACCTGTTCAAGGCGTGGGGCTTCGCCCAGGACGTGCCCGCCTCGCCCACCGCCTGAACCGAGGCACCCTCATTCCGGCGCCCCGCACGCTTTCTCCTATCGGCGTGCGGGGCGCTCCCATACCCACCCAGATAGGAGAAACCCGAAGATAGGAGACCCTTATGAGCGAGCAGACCGTCATCACCCCCAGCACATTCGACGAATCCGAGGACCCGCGCCCCGTGCGCATCCAGTACGGCGACGTGAAGATGCGACTGCCCCGACTGGACGACAGCACCCAGCTGCCATTGGCCATGATCGGCGCGGGCATCATGATCGTCAGCAAGGGATGGAACAACCTCACGCAGGAGGAGAAGCTCAACTTCATGGGCGTCATCCTCGCCTACCTGATCCGCGAATACCCATTGCTCGAAGTCGAGATGGACAGGAAGAGCGGCGACAAGCTCAAGGACCTCGGACTGATCATCAACGCGTGGGCCAAGGCGGGCCATACCGACCCAAAAGCCTGATCCTCATCGGCCTGTGGATCGACCACCGGGCCGCCCTCCAATACGACTGGCACCAGGCATGGGGCGGCCCGCTCGACCTGAAAACCCTGTCATTGCATGAGGCGTGGCCCATGTGCCGGGAGATCCTCAAGGACCGCTCATCGCACAGCTTCGCCGCACTGGCCGGGTGGAGCTTCATCCCCGACCCGGCCGACAAGTACATCCACGCCGCCAACCAGGGAGCGGCAAAACACCGCAGGCTCACGCCCGCGTGGGAGAGGCCCGACAAACTGCTCGGACCCGAACACGCCGCGGCCCGGCCGGCGCCGAAGCGTGACGAGAGGCTGCGCGGCAGGCTCAAGGCGCGGCTCGGACTTCACGACTGAAAGGACGGTGGTCATCGATGGCGCAGGATCTCGGCACCGGATACATCCTCATCCAGCCTTCCACTAAGGGGTTGGGCAAGGCCATCGAGGATCCACTGGCGTCGGCCGTCCAGTCCGCGTCAAAGTCGGGCGGCAAGACCATCCTCAGCCGGATAGGCGGCGCGTTCACATCGGTCGGCAAGGTCGGCCTGGCCGCGATCGGCACGATCGGCGGCGGGCTCGCCGCCCTGACCGCCAAGGGCGGCTTCGACCGCGCACTCAACATCGAACGCGCCCAAACCAAGCTCAAAGCCCTCAAATACGACACCGCCAGCGTCGACAAGATCATGGGCAACGCGCTCGCCTCCGTTAAAGGCACGGCCTTCGGACTCGGCGACGCCGCAAGCGTCGCCGCCACGCTCATCGCATCCGGCATCAAGCAGGGCGGCGACCTCGAGGGAGTGCTGACCACGGTCGGCGACGCCGCCCAGATCAGCGGCCGCAGCTTCCAGGACATGGGCGTCATCTTCAGCCAGGTCGCCGCGAAAGGCAAGCTCCAGGGCGACGAGATGCTGCAGCTCATGCAGGCCGGCATCCCCGTCCTGCAGTATCTGGCCGACCATTTCCACACCACCACCGAAGCGGCCAGCGACATGGTCTCCGACGGCAAAGTCAGCTTCGCCGACTTCGAGGCCGCCATGAAGGAACACATCGGTGGCGCCGCCAAGAACGCGGGCGAAAGCTTCGACGGCATGGTCGGCAACGTCAAAGCCGCCATCGGACGACTCGGCGAGCAGTTCGAGACCCCACTGCTCAACGCCGCCACCAAAGTAGGCGGCAAGCTCATCCCCATCATCGACCAGGCCACCAGCGCCACCGGAAAACTCGCCGACCAGTTCGCCGGCCGCCTCGACACCGCCGCATCCATCGCCGCGCAGAAGATCGAGGACCTCGGCAACAGCATCGCCAGCGGCAAAACCAGCATCGCCGACCTCGCCGCGCAGGCTGCCACCCTCGCCGGCGGCTTCGCCACCCTCGCCACGGTCGGAGGAAACGCGGACAAAATCGTCTCAGTCCTCGACCAACTCGGCAAATCCGGAGACAAAGGCATCGCCGACCTCATCGCCAACCTCAAAAAAGGAGGCAGCGACATCGGCGGAGCCTTCGACGCCATCAAAACCCAAATCGCCAACGCCAAAGGCTACCTCAGCCCAAGCCTGCGCGACGCCATGGCCATCGACGGCGACCCCTTCGCCAACGCCATCAACCGCATCAGACAAGGCGGCAGCCAACTCGCATCCGCCACCGACGGCATATTCAACACCATCCGCACGAAACTCACGCCAGGCATGGCAAACCTCGCCTTCAAATGGGAGAACAGCGGCCTGTACACCGGCCTCACCAACACGGCAACCGGCATCAAAACCAAAACCGGGCAAATCGGCGACGCCATCACCAAAGGCCTCGCAACCGCCGCCGGAAAAATCAACACCTCACCACTCGGCAGCGCCATCACCGCCATAGGCAACAAAACAAAACCACTGTTCAACAAAACCATCCGCGACGCCATGACCCTCGACGGCGACCCCTTCGCCAGCGCGCTCTCCAAAATCAGCGGCAAAACCAGCGCCATCACCGGCAAAATCTCCAGCCTCGCCGCACCATTCAAAACCGCGTTCGGCAACATCTTCGGCGGACTCGGCGACGCCATCGGCGGACCACTGCAAAACGCCATCGGCTCCGCAGGAGGCAAACTCCAATCCGGCCTCGACACCATCGGCAACCTCGTCACCAGATTCTTCGCACCGGGACACTTCATCAAATTCCTCGGCATCGGAGCGCTCGCCGCCGCACTCGTCGCCGGCATCGGCATGATCAACAGCCAGATGGGCGGACAACTGTCACGGGTCATCAACTCCGCGTTCGCATCACTGCCCGACATCCTCTCCAAGGCCGAGACGTGGATCCAGTCCAGCCTGCCGCAGTTCATCTCCTCGGGCACCTACATCATCGAAATGGTGCTCCAGGGCATCACCACGGCACTGCCGTCGCTCGTCTCGGTCGGCACGCTGCTCATCGACACCATCGTCACCAGCCTGGCCTCCCACCTGCCCGTGCTCATGCCGATGGCCGTCACCCTCGTGACCACCCTCGTGACCAGCCTCATCGCCGCCGCACCGCAACTCATGAGCGCCGGCCTGACACTGCTCGACGGACTCCTGCAAGGCATCGTCGCAAGCCTGCCGACACTCGCCGCCGCCATCCCGCAGATCATCACGGCCATCATCACCGCGCTCGCCACCGGGCTCCCGCAGCTCATGGAGCAGGGCGTGCAGATGGTCATGAACCTGGTCAACGGCCTCGTCGCCGCGATGCCCCAGCTCGTCGCCTACGTGCCGAAGATCATCTCGACCATCATCAACGGACTGTGCGCCAACCTGCCGAACATCCTCTCCACCGGCATGCAGATGCTCGTCACCCTCGTGACCGGACTCGCGCAGGCGCTCCCGCAGCTCGTCGCCTACGTGCCTCAGATCATCGCCGGCATCGTCAACACCATCGCCAGCCATCTGCCACAGATCCTCTCCACAGGCGTGCAGATGCTCGTCACACTCGCATCCGGCTTCGTGTCCGCCATCCCGCAATTGGTCGGCAGGATCCCGGCGATCATCTCGAGCATCAAGAACGCGTTCACCGGCGTCAACTGGGGCGGCGTCGGCATGAACATCATCAAGGGCATCGGATCCGGCATCGCCTCGGCGGCGGGGAGCCTGGTCGACGCGGCGGTGAACGCGGCGAAGAGCGCCATCGACACCGTCAAGGGATGGCTCGGCATCCACTCGCCGTCCACGCGCTTCCGTGACGAGGTCGGCCGCATGATCGGCGAGGGCCTCGCCATCGGCATCCGACGGGAGACCAGTGCGGTCAGCAAGGCTGGCAGCGAACTGGCCGCGGCGAGCATGCCTGCGTCGATCCCGTTGCCGGGTTTCGACGAGTCGGCGTTGCGCGCATCCGTCCAGGAGACAGCCACGCGCTACTTGCCTGTCCTCAATACTGCCGCCACGGCGTCCGGACATGCTCCCACGGCGCGGGGAGAATCCATCGTGACCGTCAACATCGACGCGCAAGGGACCGACCCGGACGTGCTCTACGCCATGTTCGAGACCCGGACACGCGCCGCGATCGACAAATGGGGGATATGATGCGCATACAACTCATCGCCGATGGTGATGTCATCACCCTTGTCGACAACCGTCTCGACCGGCACGGCGACGCATGGATACGGAAAGACGGCATCAGCGGACTGTACGGGGCGACCAAACCCAAGGAAACCGCCAGCAGCATCCCGCAACAGGACGGCGCCTACTGGCCGAGCCGACTCACCGCATCACCACGCACCATCACCATCGACTGCGTCACCCATCGCGGATCCACCATCGACGCGATACGACTCATCGATAGGATAAACGCGCTCGCATACCGGCAGGTGACCCTGCTCGTGGAGGACGCGTCCGGCAGTAGGACATTGACCGGTTGGATCGCGGACAACCCGTCGCAGACGCTGCTCACGCGGCTCGACGCGATGACGTTCAGCCTGGTCGTCTACTGCCCCGACCCGAACCGGTACGGCGAGACCGTCTGCTTCCCCACGAGCGGCGGCATATGCCGGGTATGGAACGAAGGCAACGCGCCCACATGGCCGAAGGCCGTCGTATCCGGCCACGTGACGACGCTGCGGCTCGCCATGGGCGACGCGGGAGAAGTACGGTGGCAGGGAGATTCCGACGGACTCGAACTGGACTTCCGCGACATGATCCCCAGTGATGGGGCCATCGTCAAGGACCTGGCCTTCCCCATACCACCGGGCTCCCATCCGGTGACGGTGTCCGCCGATTCGGGGACAACGGTCACGATGAACCTCAGACCAGCATGGAGGTAACGATGCCGTTCGAACAGATCCAGCCATCGACCGTGCACGCGTACGACATCACGACCGGCGCGCACCTGACCCGCCTACCCTATACGTCCTGCCGGTGGAGCGACGGGCTGAACGCGGCCGGCAGCATGACCGTCGGCGTCGACTATTCGAAGACCGCCGCCCGGCAGGACATGTGGGAGCTGCTGCGCTGCTGGAAGGTCATCCTCGCCGTCCAACGCGGCGACCGGGTGCTGCACGCCGGCCCCCTGACCTCATACACGTGGGACGCGGGGAACCGCGGCCTCTCCCTCGACTGCGGCGGATGCCTGACCCTCCTATCGAAGCGCCTCGTCCTTCCCCGCGGACTCAGGGACACCTGGCGCGACGGCCCGATCCTCGTAGACGAACAGCACCCCGCCAGCGGCATGGCCCTCACCCTGACCGGCTCATACCCGGACATCATCCGCGGCCTGATCGACGAGACCCTCCAATACGGGCCTCTGCCCATCACCCTGCCACCGGTCCAGGGCGGCTCGTACACGCGCACCTACCATATGTGGGACCTCGCCACCGTCAGCGACCGCATCACCGACATCACTAACCTCGAGAACGGGCCCGAAACACGCTTCGACCCGCGCATCAAGCCGGACGGAAGCCTGACGTTCGACCTCACGGCCGACCCCCAACCCACCCACCACCAATGGAACACCATCGTCCCCGGATCACGCGCCATCCTCACCACACTCGACGGGGACGGCACGGACATGACCGGCCAGGTCTGGGCCACCGGCGGCAAGGACGACGACAAGACCCTCATGTGCAGGCGCACCACCACCATCCCCACCGACGCGGGCTGCATGTTCCTCCAATCCAAGGACACCCGACACACCACCGTCAGCGACCTCACAACACTCCAAACCCACGCGCTCGCCGACCTCGCCCACGGCGCATGGCCCGCGGAGACGTACACGGTCAAGGTCGGCGAGGAACACGACGTGAAGGTCGGTGACACCGCCGACCTGACCGTCGACGACGACCACCTCGGCGCGAGGACCATCCCGTTGAAGATCACCGACGTGAGCGGCGACGCGTCAAGCGACTGGCTGACCGTCCAGGCGCAGGAAAGGACCGACCA